TAAGTATAGGAGAAGAAATGTCATACACAGTAACATTATTTTTTGACAACATGGTAGACGAAACTCACTTCTTTAAGAAAGTGGGTGATGCTACCAAATGCAAGGCTCAGCTAGAAAGCAAGTATCGAGGGAATCGAATGTATAAAGTTAAGATGGATGAGGTGAGAACTTGAAATTATTTCTCAACGAAGATTGTATGGATGTCATGAAAAGATATCCTGATAACTATTTTGATTTAGCTATTGTAGATCCACCATATTTTTCTGGTCCAGAACAAAGAAAATTTTATGGGAACAAAATCAGTCCGATTGGTGTCAATAGACTTTATGGTAAAACATCAGAGTGGAAAATTCCAAATAGAGATTATTTTGATGAGTTATTTAGAGTTTCAAAAAATCAAATCATTTGGGGTGTGAACTACTTCAACTATTCTTTTGGTTCTGGCCGTATCGTTTGGGATAAAGTTAATGGCCAGTCAAGTTTCTCAGATTGCGAGCTAGCATACTGCAGTTTGCATGATAGCACGCGACTATTTCGCTATATGTGGAATGGCATGATGCAAGGAAAGTCAATATCCGAAGGTCATATCCAGCAAGGAAACAAGGCTTTGAATGAGGTTAGAATTCATCCAACCCAAAAACCCATCAATCTTTATTTCTGGTTGCTGCAAAACTACGCAAAAGCCGGAGATAAGATTCTTGATACTCATGTCGGTTCAGCAAGTAGCTTGATTGCTTGTCAGGAGTTAGGTTTTGAATATGTTGGTTGTGAGCTTGACAAAGACATCTTCAACCTTGCTCAACAGAGACTCAATGACTATGAAAAACAAATAAAATTACTTTAGAAGATGAAAAGGAGGATTTGGTATGGTACCAAAATTTAGAGCGTGGGATACCACAAATAAAGAGATATTTAAAGATACTTTCGCAATAACAGAAAGCGGACAAGTTGTAGTAGTTGATCAATCCTCTGTCTTTGTTAGTCCAGATTATGTTTTCGTTGACAATCTAGTCATCATGCAATCAACAGGTCTTTTTGACAGAAATAACAAGGAAATCTTTGAGGGGGATATTATTACAAATGGTAAAGATGTTATGTGTATGAAGAGACATAACACGCTAGGCTTTTACGTAGAACAAAAAGGCAAGGTTGAATTTATTGCAGATAGTGCAGTTTTAGAAGAATTTGAAGAGGATGCTAAAGAGATTGCTGATATCCTCGAAATCATCGGCAACATCTACGAGAATCCAGAACTTTTGGAGGCTATCAAATGAACCCAGAAATAATTGATAACGTAAATAAACCAAGCCACTATCAAGGTAGATACGGTATGGAGTCTATCGATGCTTTAAGAAACTTCATGACACCAGAACAATTAAAGGGTTTTTATCTCGGAAATGCCTTGAAGTATCAACTGCGATTTCAGAAGAAAAACGGTCTTGAGGATTTGAAAAAGGCACGTAAGAACCTTGAATGGCTTATTGAGGAGATAGAGAACGAGCAGGCACAATTGAGGAAAAACCATTGTAGAACATAGATGATAATGGCATTAAAAAAAGCCAAGACACTCTCTGCCTCAGCTATAATTAACACACTATTATTATATCATAAAAGGAGATAGAGAGTGAAGGCTAAAGAGCTTTTAAGCGAATTGCAGAACCTTGACATGGATATCCAAAGTCGTATTGACGAAATCAACGAACTTGAGGCTGGCCTGCTCTCAAGTCCAAAGTGGGCCGAAGCTAAAGTAAAAGGTGGGCAGACAAGAAAGATTGATGATGTATATGCTCAGTTGATCACGATGAAGGATGAAATCGAGAAGGACACTAATGTTGTTATCAATCGTAAAATGGAATTAGGGCGGATGATTAACAAGCTGACAAATCCTAAGCACAGAACAATCCTGAGAATGACTTATATCAATAAAGGTACAGCTGATAGTATTTGTTATGACTTGAAAATGAGCCGTACAACCTATTACAGATTAAAGAATGAGGCAATTTTAGCCCTAGAAGAAGTTATCTGATGTCATAAGTTCAAAATGGGACTATTTGGGACGGCGCGGTTCTAAAAATCTGTTAAAATGGTAGTATCAAGAATTAAGGGGTGAGCGTCAATATATCACCCATTAACTTACAAATGGTTGCGGAGCGACTAGACCTTGCATGATTGCGTAGCTACTTATATCCTAGGTAAGTTATAAGCTAGAGGGTTTGATTCCCTCAGAGGTTGTAAAGACTACAAAAAAATAAATCAGAAAATTTATTTCTAATTAACACGCAAGTCCGTAGTCTGCTTGCACTAAGTCACTCTTTGAGTGGCTTTTTATTTTGTCGGAAAGGAGGTAGTCCGGTGAGTGGATAAATTAACCCCAAAACAAGAGCTATTTGTCCAAGGGATAATCTCCGGACTATCTCAAAGACAAGCGTATAGGCAGGCTTATAATGCCGAAAGAATGACAGATAAGACTGTTGACGAAACTGCGAATAAATTATTAAGAAACCCCAAGGTTACCACAAGGTATCGTGAGTTACTCAAACAGTTCTCAAACATGTCTTTATGGTCCAGAGAGCGGGCTTTTAACGAGTATGAATGGCTTAAAAACAAGGCTAGAGCAAGTATCGAGAATGAAGGTATCAGGCAAGCAAATTCCAGCGCCTTTCTTTCAGCTTTGGACGGCATGAATAACATGGCTTGGAAAGACTTTGAGTTGACAGATGAGAAAATCAGACAAGAGATTGAATTGCTCAAAATCAAGATTGAGAGTAATCAAGGCTCTAAGTCTGATACTACTCTCATGGAAGCCTTGTTGAATGCAGTGAAGGACGGTGATAGACTTGAAGATTAAGTTTTCCAATAAACAAGCTGACATCATTCGCAGGCCATTCAACTATGAGCTTGAAGTCAATGAGGGCACGCCTCGAAGCGGTAAGACAACCGCTGGTCATTTTAGATATGCCAGGTACTTGATTGAGTCACCGGACGAGAACCATTTGATAGCTGCATACAACCAAGAACAAGCCTACCGTCTATTCATTGACGGTGACGGTACAGGTCTGATGCACATATTCGACGGCAATTGCAAAATCAAGCACGATGAGCATGGGGACCACCTCTTAATCGATACACCAAACGGAACTAAGCGAGTTTATTATAAGGGAGGCGGTAAAGTTAATAGCGTCGGAGCTATCACTGGTATGTCTTTAGGTTCAGTAGTCTTTTGTGAAATCAATTTGCTGAACATGGATTTTATTCAGGAGGCATTCAGACGGACGTGGGCCGCTAAACTACGCTATCATCTAGCTGACCTGAACCCTCCAGCACCTCAACATCCAGTTATTAAGGATGTATTTGATGTCCAGAACACACGCTGGACCCATTGGACCATGGACGACAATCCGATTCTGTCTGAAGAGCGTAAGCAATCTATTATTCAATCGCTTAAAAAAAATCCTTATCTCTACAAGAGAGACGTACTTGGTCAGAGGGTGATGCCTCAGGGCGTTATTTACGGCCTATTTGACCTAGAAAAGAACATTAAGGATAGTTTAGTCGGCGAACCTATAGAAATGTATTTCAATGGCGATGGTGGACAATCTGACGCCACCTCGATGTCTTGTAACATCGTTACTAAACATAGAGAGAACAGCAAGACTTTCTTTAGACTCAATCGTGTAGCTCATTACTATCATAGTGGAGCTGAGACTGGGCAAGTCAAGGCTATGTCTACCTATGCGGTCGAGCTTCGAGCATTTATTCAGTGGTGTGTTAGCAAGTATCAAATGCGTTATACAGATGTCTGGATTGACCCAGCGTGTAGATCCTTACGAGAGGAATTGCACAAACTAGGGATACAGACAAGAGGAGCTATGAACAACGCTCACGATGTCAGCAGCAAGGCGAAGGGTATTGAGGTAGGGATTGAACGTGGCCAGAATATCATCTCCTCAGGTCAGTTCTTGCTTATCAATCACCAAGAAGAAGAGTACGACCATTATCACTTTTTGAAAGAGATTGGTCTTTATAGCCGTGATGATCACGGAAAGCCTATCGATAAGGATAATCACGCAATGGATGAATTTAGATATAGCGTCAATGTCTTTTACAAGAAATACGCTAATTTTTAACAGGAGCAAGAAATGGGAGTTATTCAAACCATTAAAAATTTTTTTAAAAGGAGCCGATATGCAATGACGACAGACAGTCTGACAAGTATTACAGACCATCCTAAAATCGCAATAACAAACGCAGAGTATCGACGGATTAACGAGAACTTAAGATACTATCAGAGCAATGTTGAGAAGATAACTTACATAAACTCGGATGGCATCAAGAAGCAAAGAGAAGCGACTCATTTGCCAATCGCTCGAACCGCTGCCAAGAAGATTGCTAGCTTAGTCTTTAACGAGCAGGCCTCGATTAAATTGGATGACGAGCAAGCAGATGCATTCATTCAAGAGACTTTGAAGAATGACCGCTTTAACAAGAATTTTGAGCGCTATCTTGAGAGCTGTCTCGCTTTGGGTGGTCTTGCTATGAGGCCTTATGTAGATAATGGGCGAGTGCGAGTGTCATTTGTTCAAGCACCTGTCTTTTTACCACTACAGTCTAATACACAGGACATTTCAAGCGCTGCTATCGTGACCAAAACGATAAAAGCTTTAGGACGGAAGAACATCTACTACACCTTAATTGAATTTCATGAATGGGCGAAAGATGGGAAGTATGTCATCACTAACGAACTATACAGATCTGACATTCAGAATGTAATTGGTGACAGAGTGTCCCTTGCTGAAATCTATGAAGATCTAGAAGAACAAGTTGAACTTGACGGTCTAACAAGACCGCTTTTTTCATACCTAAAACCTCCTGGAATGAATAATAAGGACATTAATTCGCCCCTCGGATTGTCTATCTTTGATAACGCCAAAAGCACGATTGATTTTATCAATACGACCTATGACGAGTTCAAATGGGAAGTCAAGATGGGTCAACGTAGAGTAGCGGTTCCTGAAAATCTCACAGAAACGAGAATGGTTAACCAGGACGGAGACGTTAAACTTGTCAAGCGATTTGAAACCGAGCAGAATGTCTACTTACGCCTGTCTACTAATGATATGGATGGCGGAACAATCACAGACCTAACAACTGCAATCAGGGCAGATGATTACATCAAGACTATTAACGAGGGTCTAGCGCTCTTTGAGATGCTTTTAGGTGTATCAGCTGGAATGTTTACATTTGACGGTCAGAGCTTAAAGACTGCGACAGAGGTCGTTTCTGAAAACTCAGATACTTACCAAATGAGAAACAGTATTGTCAGCTTGATCGAGCAATCCTTGAAAGAGTTGATTATTTCAATCTGTGAGCTTGGTAGCCTTTATGAATTGTATAGCGGTCCAATTCCTCAAATGGAGAAGATTGCAATCAATCTCGACGATGGAGTCTTTACTGACAAGAACAATGAGCTTGATTATTGGACTAAGGCTTTGGCTAGTGGCATTGTCAGCAAGGCTCACGCTATCCAGAAGGCTTTTAACATATCAGAAGTTGATGCTAAGAAGATGATTCGAGAAATCAATCAGGAAACGATGGACACGGCTAACAGCCAGCGAACGCAAGAGGATATTGATATTTATGGAGAGTGATTAAATGTCAAAAAAAAGACCACCAATCCAGTTCAATGACGAGCAACTGCTACTTCAAGCGAGCAATGTCGCAGATATTTATCATCAGCTAGCCTTGGATTTGTTTGATAACGTGGTCGAACGTGTGACGGAACGTGGCATGGTCTATCTCGATAAGCAACCCTACATCTGGCAACTCGAAAAAATGCAACAGATGCACATGCTGAACGAGGAGAACCTGAAGCTAATCTCTAAATACTCTGGAGTTGCTGAAGAACAGCTACGCTACATTGTTGAAAATGAGGGGTTGAAGCTCTACACGGACACGAAGCAGCAACTTTTAGAAGATTTAGGGCATGGATCCGCAGGAAATAGCAATCACATTCAAGAAATACTTGCAGATTATGCAAATCAAGCTGTCGGAGATATCCACAACTTAATTAATACTACTTTGCCAATGTCTGTAATTGGAGCATATAAAGGCATTGTGGAACAATCTGTCGCTAGAGTGGTCACCGGCCTTTCTACTGCTGATAAGGCTATCTCTGACACTGTCATGAAGTGGCAAGAGAAAGGTTTTCAAGGTTTTAAAGATAGCGCTGGGCGTAACTGGAAAATTGACAATTACGCACGGACGGTTATCAAGACGACAACCTATCGAACCTATCGAGAAATGCGAACTAGACCAGCTGAAGAGTTGGGGATTGATACCTTTTATTTTTCAAAGAAAGCATCAGCTCGTAAGTCATGCGCTCCTTTACAGCATCATATAGTCACAACTGGCCACGCCAGAACGGAACACGGAGAGCATATTCTCGCATTATCTGATTATGGCTATGGTCGTCCAGAAGGTTGCTTGGGTATTAACTGTGGTCACATGCTGACACCGTTCATTCCAGGAGCCAATTACAAGCCTGATTTAGGCGAGGACGTCGACTCGGTTAGTCCAGAGCAAGCAGAAGAAAATGCCAACGCAGAAGCTAAGCAGAGAGCTATAGAACGGTCTATGAGAGCGAATAAGGAAAAACTTCACGTCGCTGAGAAATTGGGCGATAAAGAACTGATAGACAAGTACAAGAGTAAGATAAGCACTCAGAATGCTGCTTTGAAAGATTACATCGATAAGCACCCCTTCCTGAAACGTAATGAGACAAGAGAAAAACTCTTCAAGAAAAACGAAAAACCAGCAAGCGTTGAACCTGCTGGCAATAAGTCTTACGTTTCTGTAAAAGAGAAATGGCTATCAAATGTAGATCCTGGCAAAGCTAAGGTCTCAGAAATGAATTTCTGGGAACATAATGGCCATAAATATCAAGTTGATGGAAAGTATGTAGTGCTAGATTATTCTCAAAAAGAGAAAGAAGTGGGAGAATGGCTGTCTCAAACTTTTGGAAAACACGTCCAAATGGCGCCGCGAGTTAACTTCCCAGAAAAAATCCCGAGCCCAGATTATTTAGTCGATGGGTTGAAATTTGACCTGAAAGAGATATCGGGTTCAGGCAAGGGAGTTGTAGACGGAAATTTAAGAAAGGCAAAACAACAATCTGAAAATGTTGTATTTGATGTGACGAGAACAAAATTATCTAACGATGAAATACTTTCTCAGCTTGAAAAAGTATACGACTTGAACCGTCGCGGATTAGGCATCGCAATTATAAAAGACGGTGAAGAATTGATAGACATTTTAAAACTGAATAAAAAATAAAGGTGACCCACCGCCTCCACAGCAAGCTGCTTCATGGGCGTTAGACCACCTTTATCTTAACTTAATTATAACTCAAAAAAATTTCTAGTACAAGTATAATCGGAGGTTAGCCATTATAAAAATAGAGGTGTCCCACCTCCTACTGCAGAATGAACTGTTTCAAGGGGAGATGGAAAACCTCTATTCGTTAATTTAATTATATCCTAAAAAACTTTTAGATACAAGGATATTGTAAAAGCATAGAATGTTAAAAGAAAATAATAGGGAGGTCAAAGCTTACCATTTACAGAATAAAAAAAGCTGATATAGAAAACATTGCTAAGACTATAAAAGTTTTTAAAAAAATTTTAACACAATATGTAGTTTTTTTATGAAATATTATATGAAACTGTATGATTTTTGCTATATATTGTGTTTTTGCCTAAAATTAGCTGTTTGACAAGGAAATTGATTTACGATAGAATGTTATTAAAAAAGATGGAGGTGTTAATATGGCTACAACTAGTTTTACAAAGAACTTTTGTGTATCAGCAGAAAAGTCTGCAGAGTTTGTAACTCATATGACTAGAAATACTAGACAAGTTTTACCAAAAGGATTTAATTCTAAATATGAGCACCCAAATCACCATCAGGAAGCGTTGAAAAGGATTTTTGGTAAGTGAAAGAGTATATCATATTTTCTTTAGGAGATTTAATAAAAGGTGGCTATACCGAAGAGGATTTGTCACCTTTTTTCAATGATTTTACCTGTGAACGAGAAAAAGATCTTGAAATGTTTTTGAGAAATAAAGCTATCACATATGACAATAGCAATTTGGGGAAAACAAGTTTAATTATTGATAAAAGTAGATTTGAAGACGGAAAGCTGGATATTATGGCTTTTTTTACAATTGGTCAAACCTCAGTTGATATTGGTGAGCTATCAAAAAACAAGAAAAAGAAACTTCTTGGTTCAGTACCTGGCAGAGACAAATTATTATCTTATCAAGCATACTTAATAGGTCAATTGGGAAGGTCGGATAAGTATACAACGGATGATATTAGCGGGGAAGCGATATTAAATGAGTGCTATGCAGAAATAAGAAAAGTTCAAAGGGTGGTCGGAGGACGTCTATTATTATTAGAATGTCGTGAACACATGTATGGGAAGTTTTACCAAAAAAAAAGGGTTTGAAAAACTTACCGAATCTCCTGATGAACAAGGATTATATACACTCTACAGACGTCTAAAATTCGATGATTAAAAAGGCAACCGCTAGGTTGCCTTTTTACTTGCTTACTGAACTCATCAATTTAAGTCTCCTTTTTGTTACCCTTTATGTTTTCTCAGCTTATTTAAATTTAATAGTTTTTGAGAAAATCAAGTTAGATTTAGAGCAGACTTAGGCCTACTTTTCTCTATCTAAATCTAGCAAGATAACAAAATGCTTTAATTTTAAGAAATATCTTACAGAAAGCCTACAACAGTGGGCTTTTTGCTTTGTCTTAAAATGTTGACTTCTGGGTTTGTCCCCCTTCACAAAGAACTAACAACTTTCTCATAAAATGAGACGGCTGTTTTTGCTTTTTCTTTGGAGAGATGACTGTAAGTGTCCATAGTCATAGCTAGTGTAGAATGACCTAGACGGTGTTGTAATTCTTTATATGGTATTCCAGAGTTTAGCAAGAGACTAGCGTGTGTGTGTCTAAAACCGTGGAATCCAATATTAGGTACACCAGCATGTTTGAAACGTGTGTTTAAACGAGTGGCTAGTGTTTTATTGTTTGGGTATTTATGAATAAAATCTGAGAAGACAACAGTTTCAGTTCGACCAAGTTTCCAAGCTTCTTGCCTTTGTCTTTTTTGATACACTTTTAAGACCTCTATAGTTTGTGGGTCAATATCAATTGTGCGATAACTTGCCTCAGACTTTGGGCTGTTAATCTCACCTAAATGATTTAGTGTCTTTGTAATATTCACAGTTGCATTATGTAGGTCAATATCTGACCAGTGTAGAGCTAAGGCTTCGTTAATACGGCAACCAGTAGCAAGAAGAAACTTGTACAAAGTAATTTCATAGATATTTCTATATATTGCTAAGTTAGCCTCTTCTAAATAGCTGAGAAATTGCTTTAACTCTAAGTTATTAAAGTGTTTTACTTTGTTTCTACCCTTTTTTATTTTACGAGGAAGAATAACTTCACGAGCTGGATTCATATTAATAATCTGCATTGTCACAGCATATTGTAGTATACGTTTATTTAGCGCGTGAATTTTATCATAGTGTAGAAATGCGCCTTCTTCTCGTTTATTAGCACGTAGAGCTAGTTGATTAACAATGCGTTGGATAGTTGGAGTAGTTAACTTATCTAACCTATAAGAACCAAATAAAGGAATCACATGGTTAGATAGTAGTCGCTTTACTGAATCTTGCGTATTTGGTTTTACTGTGTGTTGATAGCTTTCCCACCATAGTTGAGCTACTTCTTCATAGCTTGTTAGTGGGATTATTTCTTTTTTAGTGAAGCCATTATTTTGGAATTCGGCTTTAGCTAATTGAGCTTTTTTCTTCAATTCAGTTTTAGTTCTAGCTGTCAGATTAGCCTTTATTTTTTTTTCCTGTGAGTTTATCTACTCCTAAGTATACTTTTGCACGATATACAGTGTCACCGTTTTGTTTCTTGATTTCTGCTATTTTCATTTCTTAACCTTTCTAACATCAGTAGGCAAGCTGTAAAAGGTTATGAAAAATAGTTATTATGATTTGTGTCTAGAACGAATACCTTCAATTAGTATTTGTAGAGCGGTTAAGTCTTCAGTTGTGAGTGCTTGACCATCAATAGTTATTTTTACATTCTTTCTAAAGATATAATCAAGGTTGATTTTAATATTTTCTCCATTGATAATATCGTGGCTAATATCTTTGTATGTTTTTAACTTTGAGAATATGGATTTATCATTTCTTAATTCAATTAAATCTTTTAAAAGTTGCTTCTCTTTATCGTTATGAACTGAATTCATGTTGATATTTTTGATTATATCACCAATATAAGTGCTAGCCAATGTTTTATATTCAATGCAGTATTCATCGAACTCTAATCCATCTTGTTCGCATTTTTCTTTTATAGAGAGTGAAGCAATGCTTTCAGTAATATCAATGAGTTTAGTTAAACTGGGAATCTTTTTCCCATTTTCAATTTGTGAGATATAAGACTGTGATACTTTTAGGTCTTCAGCAAGGCTCTTAGTAGTTACATCGCCTTCTGTGCGACATTTTTTAAGATATTCTCCTATCATTTTTAACCTCCGTTTAATAACTTTAGTAATATTTTAGCACAAAACTCTTGACATGTAAATAAAAAACTGATAAAATGCAAAACATAACCTAAGTTAATTAACTTAGTTAAGTAGGTGAGCTGTAATAGTTATGAGAGGATAGTTGTGCACAAATAGGAAAGAAAGGAGATATATGTATAGTATACCACAAGGGATATTATCTAAGGAAGCAGAACTAGCATTATTGGAGAGGATTGAGCATTTAATAAATGATTATCTATCACATGCAATGCTTTCACCTCATAGTGACTCGTTTGGCTTGATACAACAGAAAGAGTTAATCAAAGAACTAGGTATTAGTTTAGTAACTCTGCATGAATGGGAGCGTTTGGGGTTAACCCGATACTGTCCACCAATAGAAGGAACTCGCAAAGTTTTCTATAAGAAATCAGATGTTATGAAGTTTCTTTCAATTACTAATAAGGAGTGAATACATTGTATGAAAAGAAAATAAACACAATTGAAAAATTCTATGATTTCTTGAAATACATAGGAATTTATAACCATGTTGAATCACAGATTCAATTACTACCAATTATACTATATTGTGTAATTATGTTACTAGCAGGAGGAATTGTTTATGACAATTATGTTTAAAAAACAGGAAACAGAGGATAAAGTTCTTGGATTTCCTAAATTTAAGTTCAATAATTCAGGGAAACCTATTTCGTCACCTCAAAATGTGGTTCTCATATTAGAAGCATTTGAAGCTGAGATGGAATTATTAGGTTATAATGAATTTACAGGAGCTGTGGAAAAACTACATACCACGCCTTGGGGAACTGAAATAGGGGAATGGGATAGTAATGACACTTCATTGCTATTGGTGTACATTGATAAATATTTTCAGTTTGCTCCTAAAAGGGAATTCATTGATAGTGCTGTTTTAAATGTGGCACGTAGACGGATATTTAATCCTGTAAAGGAGCGAATTGAAAGTGTTGACTGGGATGGAGTACCTCGTGTGAAATACTTCTTTCATAAACTGTTAGGGTGTGAGAATAGTATATACACACGTGAGGTATCCCAGATGTTTTTAACAGGTCTAATGGGACGTGTATATAAACCAGGTATCAAATTTGATAATGTACCTGTCTTGATTGGTCCACAAGGGATAGGAAAAAGTACAGTAGCTCGTCGTCTATTACCTGATGCTTTTACTGATACTCCTATTTCGTTTGGCAAAACACAGGAAGACTATAGGATGCTTAAATACGTATGTGTTGTAGAGATTCCAGAATTACAGGGACTAAAGCAGAGTGATATAAATAGAGTTAAGGGATTCCTTAGTGCTTCATACGATATGTGTAGAGAACTGTATAAAACACACAAAAAACAACCTAGACATAATGTATTTATTGCAACTGGAAATTCTAAAGCATTTCTCAGGGATTTTGGAGTTGAAAGAAGATTCTATCCTTTGAATTGTGGGGAATATGTTGTGGAGGAGCATCCAATGGATGTTTCTGATAATTACTTCTTGCAAGTTCTTGCTGAAGCTAGACTACTATTTTACCAATATGGAATTATGTTTCCAAGTAGAACGACTTTAGAAAGATTGGAAGAGATTCAAAGCGACTTCAAAGAAGAGGATATAGAGAGAGAACTAATAAATGAATTTCTGGATGAGTTTATTGTACCTGATAATTGGAGAAATTATACTCTATCTGAGAAGAGGGAATACTACCGTATATGGAAGGGATATGAGGAAGAAACCCGAGAGTATTGGAGCGCAAAGGAATCAGGCTTAGTGACTGTTACTTACACAAGTGAACTAGCTTACATACTGTTTGATGAAGACACTGGTAGAGGACGAAGTAGTAAACGAGCTTCGAAAATCCGTGAGGTATTGGATAATCGTAATGACTTTGAAGTCGTTAAGAACAAGCGACCTTGTAGCACATGTAGTCCAACACGTGTCTATGAACGTCTAGAAGCTACAGAGTAACTACAGGCAAAAGTGGCTATAACACTAGCTATTTACTCCTTTTGTAGTATTGTAGTATTATTCTTGTAAAAATAGTTATAATTATATAATAAGGATAAGTAGAGAAATGTCTTGCTACATTACTACAAAGTATGAACGACTAGCCCGCCATGAGCGAAGGCAAAGGAGTGAAATACTTTGTTAAGTACCAAATACGCCTAATTTATTCCATGGTCTAATTGACAGCAAGAAACAAGGCACTCTCGTACAAATGAACTGTCCATCCGAAAAACTAAAGCCTTTCGTCTGAGACGTTCTTAGCGTACTTTGTGCCTACTTACTGTCAATTTGCTTTCACGGCATAAAGGCGTATGCTTATGAGATAAATTAGAGAATAAAACTAGCTATTTAAAGAGGTTTTACATTATAGAATTTCATGTTTTTGTAGTGTTGACTTGATTCAGCTATCAGTTTTTACTGTACAATAGTATTAATTTCTCTTTCTGTGTTTCTGGTTAGTAATGCGCGTGATAATGGGATTTCTAAGGGTCGATTAAAAAATAGAATAGTAAAGGATGTATGTGAATTTTGCTATTCACCGATTAACTCTCTATATCAAAAATGTGTTAGTAGTGTGGAATTGTCTGAAGGAGGTTCATGTGATATAAAGGATATACAAAATCCCTGCAATGAGTAATTGCAGGGATTTTCAGGTAACTAGGAAAACTCTATAAGTATAGAGAATGTTGTTTTAGTCTATTTTGTAGTAGACAGCTTTTTCATCAGATGGATGTGTTTGAGTAATAATAATTCTAGTTTTACTTTTATCAGTTGGGTCTTCGATTGATACCATTTGATTATTTTCAAATCGTTTCATAGGTATACTTGTTCCAGGGGGATAAATTCCCATTGAAGCTCCAGCACCCTCTCCACGTAAAGATAGGTGTAAGGTGTTTTCATTTGAAAGATAAATTCCTTCAATTTTTGTTCCACTTGTTAAACCGTTATTATCAAATGTAACCCAATTTCCTTTTTCATTTCTCCAAGTACCAGCTATACTAGAGAAGTTGCCTTTTAGTATTGCCTGTGTATCAATTTCTTGTGTTGTATTTTCTGTGTGCTTTTCTTCTGTGGGAGTCGTGATAAGTGTGGCATCAGTAGCAACCCAGAATTGAAACTTTTCAGAGTCTTCCATGATTTTGACTGTGAAAGTAACGGTCGCTCCTTCTTGCCATCCCTCAATCATAGATTTCTTAATTTGTACTTGTACACCAGTCATAGGAGCATTACTAGCTTTTACCCAAATAGTATGGTATGTATTTAGAGCTTTAAAGTGTCCTACGTATGCTTCCCAAAACTTTTGACGTGTTAGTTCTGCTGTGAAGCGGTATAGTTGACCAGTCTTTAATCTACCATCATTCTCCATATCTCGAAGTTCTTCGGCTGTCGTATCTATGATAGTATCTTCATTTGAGCTAGAGCTTGTAGTAGATGTGCTGGAAGAAGAGCTGGATGATGCAGAGGAACTAGAAGTAGTAGATGAGATTTGTTGTGAAGAGTGACTATCTACGGTTTCTATATTCCTATCTGGATGTCTAAAGAATAAAAAAGTAGATCCTATAATGGTAAGAAGTAGAAGTGTAATTGAGGATATAAGAATCCAAAGCTTGTTGTTCTGTGGTAGAGGACAAACTACTACGTGATTCTGATTTTGGTAAACTTCAACAATATCATTTACTTTAGGGTGAAAAGTTAACTCATTGATAGGAACATTTAGAGTCTCGTTTGTGTGGAGTCGAATGATAATATGTGTTTCTGAAACCTGAATAATTTGGTTATGTTTTTTATTTTTCATGTAGTATTAGTTCTCGTACATATAGGCAACCATGAGAGGAAGTGTTTTTGTGGATTTAAAGATCGTTTCATAACTTTGTCTTCCTTTTACTAGTCCGTACAATGTTATATGGTCATCTTCGGCTATAACTCTATTGTTGTATTCAGAAGGAATAGAAACCAAAATAATTTTATCATAGTCATCATTTATGGCTACACGCAGTGTATAGGCTTTCCCATCTTCCATAGCTTGTAAAACTTTACCATATACTCTTACTTTAGTATCTACGGCTATTTCATCATGATTCCACTTGTTATAGTCTACTTCACCATAAATTGCTTTATCATTATCTACAGTAATCTTAGGTTTTGATGGTACTGAGGATGATGAACTAGAGCTACTCTCTCTAGATGATGAAGGTGTAGTAGAGCTACTTGCCTTTAAAGAGGATGAGGAGTTAGAACTATTTTGTGATGTAGTATTTCTTGAAACTGTCGTTGGTGTCTTTTCTGTAAACTTTTCTACAAAACCAAATGCCATAAATGACAAAATCACACATACAAGAGCGATAATAAAACATTTGAAAGAAATGTCCTTATTTACTTTACTTTTTTTAATAGATGAAATTATTAGAAATGCAAGATTTAATAAGCACATTATAGTCGACTCAAGTACAACTAGGGCTATGGTTTCCTGATAACCTAGATATATTGAACAAATTACAGTGATAATAGCTATAATTATTACTAAAACTAGATTTATATGTGCGACTAATGATAGTCTTTTAGAAATACTTTTTTTCACTTTGCTAATTTTATTTTTACTATCAATCTTTATAACAATATCACCATAAACCTCGACATAATCCCCTATACTAGGTTCAAAGTCACAAGATTCAATAGGAATTTCCTTTAAACTTCCATCTTCATAACCTATATAAACTGTAGCTTCAGTTATTTTAATAATTTTTCCTTTAATCATTGTTGGTCTCCCTGAATTTTATCTTATAACATTCAAGTTATTAGCTGTTTGTACTTGTTTTTTTATTTCTCTTCAATAAACTGTGTAATCACTTCAACATTAGCTTGACTTGCTTTCGGTAATATGTCATATACTGTACCATTTGTGAAGTAAGTGAGATTGGGGATTGTTTTGAATCCTACAGTTGTTTTAAAGTTATTCCAACTTGTCTTATCTATATGCTCACTATCTAAGTAATACACAGTTGTCTCAGTTTTATCTACTGCTTTTGCTAGCTTTGGAGCAAATTCTTGGCAGTATGGACAACTCTCTCTCCCTGTGTATAGGTAAAAGCTTTCTTTATGTTGTATTTTCTGTTCCACAGCCTCTAAACTTATCTTTTGGAGTCTCTTTATAGCTATCTGGTATTCTGTTTGTGGTAGAGTAGTTAAGTATGCTGTGAATGTGACGATTATAATAAGTAGTAGTGACAGTAGAATAAGAACTTTTTTACTATTCATCACATCCGTATCCGTCTTTGTCTCTATCTAACCATGGACCATATTGTGGGTCACTAGCAGGTATGTTTACACGTCCTGCTTTTCGTGCTTCCTTACAGTTTTTGAACGGTCTTAAATTTGATTGTGGAGCAGGTGTAGACGATTGTGTAGGAGTAGTTGTAGTGTGAGATGAAGCTTGTTCTTGTTCTTTTGCTCGTGAAGATGCTTTCCTTTCTTCCTCTTTTGATTTGGAGGCTTCAATACTTGCTTTTTCCTCTTCTTGTGCTTTTTCTGTTTTTCTCACTTCACTGATTACTAACGAGCCTTTATCGATTGAATCATATTTTTCTAAAGATACTGTATTTCCTGTATAGACCATAAGTTCATTCATTTTCACAGTTAGTGATTCAGGTGTACGGATAAGAAGTTTCTTACCTGTTATGTTGTACTCACGGTATTCATCTTTTTCTTCAATTCCAATTACCTCAGCTTCAACTTCGTAGAGTTTATCTGTGTTAGAGAGTTTGTGTGCTACCTCTCTCAGTGCTTTGGCTCGCAGTATGATTTTAATTTGTGGTGTATTAAGATAAGCATCTACGGCTATATGCCCAGTTGGAGACCATTTCTCTATTTTAGAGCTAGTTTCACTACTGGATGATGAAGTAGAGGAAGATGAACTAGACTGTTTAACTTGTGAAGACTGTTTGACAGAATCACTAGCCTTAGTTTGAACTTGTGAGTGTTTAGTGCTACCGCTAGTTAATAGTGTGAAGAACAGAACGAGGATAAGCAGTAGTACAATACTACCTATAATCTTTTGTTCTTTACTCAATTCCTTTAGCTTGTTAAGCATATGTAACCTCCGATGTTTAACTTTATTTAATAAAATAGAAGAAATATTTCCTAATAGCTATAATTATATCACACAAACTTT